GAGATGACCAACTGCTGAACCATCTTGACACGCTTCTCAAGTGTGATGACTTCGGTGTCTGCGAGCGCAATGTTGGCTAGTGGCACTCGGTACTGGTCGCCCTGCTCAACTGGTTCCATGTCCTCAAGTCTGCGTACATCGTTAGTGGAGTAGAAACCAGCCTGCGTACCTACTGAGTAGGACTGGATGCGAGCAGATAGGTCAGCCCTTAGTAGGTCATTGAACTGGAACTTAATAAATGCATCGCCAGGTAGTAGGCGAGAAAACGCTGCCTCAACCTTTTCTGCCAGCGGTCTCAAAGTCATAGAAACAAATTGCAAGTTGTTCTGCTCGACAGATGCATAGCTTGCTGTGCCTGGTACGCCTAGTAGGTGTAGTGGCACATTGAAAGCTCTTGCAATTTCTTCAACAGCAAACTTGCGTGACTCTAGGGCTTGGCTCTTTTCAGGGTCAGTTTGTGTTGCAACAAACTTAGCCCCACCAGACAAAACACCTGTGCGGTGTGCTCTGCGTGTGCCGTTTCTGTGTCGGGCATCAAAGCCGTCTGCTAACTGCTTGGCCTGCTCAGAGGTTAGGTTTCCTGGGAACTCGATGACACCAGCGGCTGATGCACCTGTGCCAAAGAATCTTGCAGCGTAATCACTTAGTGCAATGTTTAGGCCCAGCGACTGCTTTAGGGTTTCAACTCTGCTTAGGCCCTTTAGCTCGCCTGGCAAAATAAGGTCAACAATGTGAATGACCTCATCGCTAGTAAGCATTCGGCCTTCGCCTTGCACCTTGTAAACTTTGCGACCAATCTTGGAACGCTCAACATCTACCTTTTCAGGGTCAAGGTTGACTAGGTTGACAACTTGACCTTGTGAATCTCTAAATACACGAGTGTAAGAATTGCCATGCACCAACAACGCTGAAAAGACCTGCTGAAAGAAAGCAGCCCTTGTGCTTAGGTCTACATCTGGTTGGTCTAACCAAACTGGTCGGGGGTTCAGAGGTCGGCGAGTAGCACCAATCCTTAGATAAGCCCCACATGGCAAAGTCGAGATGGTGTCAGAGATAAGGCTGACAGCAGAAAAGAATGCAACAATCTCAAACGATTTTTTAGTGGTGACATTTACACCAGACTCGGACTGTAAGCCCCAAGGCTCACCAGCACCCCAAACAGTCTGAAAGCTAACAGCTCTCTGCTCAAACAAATTACCTAGCATTACTTACCTCGCTCAATAGCTATACCAAAAGTGAGGATGCCAGCACCTAGCAGAACTACACCTGCTGGTGGATAAATAAGACCTGCACCTACTGAGATTGTCAGGATGCCAACTGCCTGGAGAATTGTCGCTGTCATTACCAACCTAAATAAAGAATTGCGGAGTTAGTTCCTCAGCCTCTACTCTACCAACAGTTGCCCTATCAAAGGCAATGACCGCTGCAACAGCTGCGTCAATCTTGCGTGGTGAGCCCCGGTGCTCTTTTACAATGCGTGGCCCAATCCTGTCAGTTTTGATAACAGCATTGCTTAAATGCCTAGTTAGGGTTGGGTTATTGTCATGGGTTAGGTTGCCCTCCGTGACGGCTGTGTAAAGCTTAGAACAGGCTGGAACCATGCGAGATGGTGAGCTGGAGTTGTATTCGACCACTGGCAAGCCGAGGTCCTGCATGGCTTCCATGCTGCGCTGCCATCTAAATGGGTCACAGGCAATCTCTTTTACATTGTATTTTTGGCAAAATTGGATGATTTCATCCTCAACCTCTTGTGTGCTTACACGCCAATCATCTGTGTCCTCAGGTTGCTTTTCCCAAACCCTAATAAGGCCAATGTGAGGGACGCTGTCATCTGCTGGGATTGTGCAGTAAGTCAAAGCTGTGCAGTCGCCGTTGAAAGAGCCGTCAAACCCAACTATTACGGGTTGCTCTGGGTCAAGCTCAATCTCTGCCCCTAGCTGTTCCCACTTGCCAGTAGGTAGCCATGCGTTCATAGAGCTAACCCATTGGTTTAGTCGTTTAGTTCTAAACTCTGGCTCTGGCGTTCTAAGTACCGCTGAGGCAAAGTCATCTCTTGCAACAAGGTCATCAAAGCCGGGGTTAGCAGCTCTCCAAGTTGTTTCAAGTCTGTGGTCTGCCTCTGGGTCTGCCTCCCACCAAGCCATGAAAAAGGTTGGGTCATCTACTTCGCCAGTGCTTACACGCTTGCCATACTGGTAAAGGTTGTAGGCAATTGAGTCCTGCCCAGTCATGTCTGTTTTTTGGCCAGCAGTGGTAATTGCAATTAGCTGACCAAGTTTGCCTCGGTTTCCCATTGCCAGGGAGAACACGTCAAAAAGAGTCCTGTCCTTGTGTGCATGAGCCTCATCAAAAATAATCCTTGTAGGGTTCAGACCTTCTTTGCTGTAGCTTTCAGCAGACACTACTCGGTAAACGCTGTTGGTTGACTTTACAAAAATTGCATCTCGGTACAGTGTGCAAAGTTCCGAAAGCTCTGAGGTTTCAACCATGCGCTTGGCTTCACCAAACACAATACGGGCCTGCTCTTTTTCAGCTGCAACCGAATAGACTTCGCCACCCTCAATGCCCTCAGCAATCAAGCTGTAAAGACCAAAGGCAGCAGACGACAGAGCTGACTTGCCGTTTTTACGGGGCATACCAATTAGGGCTGTTCTAAACCTCAGGCCGCCGTCTGCATCCCTGGCATAAACACGCTTTACAAGCTCTTGTTGCCAAGGTCGTAAATCTAACGGGTCGCCGGCTTGCCCTGCTATGCCGTCTTTACCAATAGACCCAAAAGCCTCGGCAAACTCAATTGCATACTGGCCGTCCCCATCTGCAATAGCTTGCTCAGGTACAGGTGTCAACCACCTTGGTGGCCAGCTATCCACGCTGTGCCTTTTTCTGCATTAGTTCCTCAAGCCGGCTAAGTTTTTTGACCTCGGCAACACCTAAGCGTGTGCGGTCAGTTGGTGTAAAGCCAAGCAAGGACAGGTTTGAGTAAATTGACTTTTCTAGCTCTCTTAGGCCCCTGCGGTCTTTGGGGTTGTTGTCGGTCATAACCCTAACCCTTAGGTTCCAACGCTCGTCAACCATTTCGCAAGTCATTAGCAAAATCTCAATGTCGCTATTGGGGCTTATCCAGGCAATGCCAGACTCCCAAACCCTGTCCCATAATTCTTTGCCGTACTTAAGCAATGGCCTAGCTGGCTCAGGTGCCTCAAGTGCTTGGGGTATGAGCATGACTGTTGACTCATTAGGCAACGCTCGCTTGCCAGGATTTCCCGTCAGTCTTTTGACCTCGGTTGGCACTGGGGGCCTACCAACTTGTGCCATTAGCTTTGGCTGTCCTCAGTTGGGGTTTGGAGCAGTGGGGTCGGAGTTGCACCGCCTTTTACAAACTGGAAGTCAGTCGCATCACTAACAATGCTTCCACCGCTAATACCCTTATACATAGTAGCACCCCTCTTGGCAATTTCAGTAAAGGGCAACACTGGCACTGTAAGTCTTTCTAAATCCTTTGGGTTGTAAAAATAAATGTACCTTAGCTGGAAGCCAGGCACTTTAGTCCAAGTCTGAAACTCGGCTTTCATGTTTCGGTGGTAGGCAGTGATAGTGTGCAGCACCTCGCCGGTTTCTGGGTTTAGTCTTAGCCCCTCATTTTGCTTTATGCCGGTGAGCAAAAAGTTGCTGGCTCGGTAAATTGTGCCATCGCCACATTGTGCCGCATCAGCGAAGCTAATTACCCACTCCAGTTGGGGCAAGTGCTTTTTTAGTATTTTGAGGCTTACACCTATAGCCCGTGATTCTGAGTTTTTAGGTAGCACATCTGTAAAGGCCATGCGGTTTAGTTCAATAAAACTGTCCCAGCCCGTGTCCTTTACTAGGCCAAGCATCTGCTTTTTAGCTAGGCATGGGCCAAATTGTAAAACGCCCTCTAGTTTGCCAAAGTAGTAAACGCCAATGTGTATTTGACTGTTAGGCACCACCTTGCCGCTGTAGTGGTTTTTCTTCATAAAGTTATTGGCCTCGGTTGCACCAATAGGTTTTAGCACTAAGTCTTTAGCCGACATTTGAGCCCATCCATAGTTCTACAATTCGGGTTATGGCATTGCCGTTTGCGTTAGTGTTGCCGGTGTCCCCAAAGTCCCCCATGCCTTTGCTTACAGCTAAAGCTTCCTTTATAAGCTGTGCTTGGTCGGTGTGCAGGGTAAAGGTTATTTGCTCAATGTCGCCTTTTGGCTTTAGCAAACCATCTAGTGCCTCAGCAAAGTCGTCCATTGAGGACTGCTCCTGCTCAAAGCCAAAGGCCTCAATTTCAACATCTAAGTTTTGTAGCTCTACAAGCTGGGCACTTAGCACCTCAGTACGCCAAGTGGCAAGTTCAGCTGTGCGGTTATCTGCAATGGCAAAAGCTTTTACCTGAGCTGCCGTCCAGTCCTCGGGCACTTTGACTGCCTGGATAGTCTCCCAGCCCAAAAGCTTGGCAGCCTCGACAGTGCCATTGCCGGCAACAATAACACCGGCCTCAGTGATGACTATTGGCTTGCGCTGGCCAAACTGCGTAAGGCTTCCCTGTATGGCTTTGAGGTTTTTAGCGTCATGCTGCCTTGCGTTTTCTGGGTCAGGCGTAAGGTCTGCAATGCGTAGGTTTTCAATTTGCATTTTTATAGCCTACCAAAAAGCTTTAGTTTTGCGGTACTGCACAAAAGCATTTGGCCGGGGTGTTAGATAGGCGTAGTTGCTGATGTTTAGCCCTACCCCTATACATGGCCACCAGGGGGCCGTACAGGGCATAACTCTAAGTAAGTGGCTTGTTTCCTCTGCGTGAGTTGCAGGACCTGTGTGCGGCTGCTAAAGGCGAATCAGGGTCGCCAGCGATTATGTGGTCTGCGGTAAAGGGGTCGTTGAGCCTTGCTGGTTCTTTACATAAATGACAGAACAATGCTGTTTCTCTTATTGCTTTGGCTTTTCTGCGGTATTGGGCATCGTATAGGTTGGGCCTCCTTGCCTTCATATCCTTGAGCCTTATGCCCTCTAGCATCTGCCATTCAGCTTGGTGTTTGTCGCAACGACTTAAGCCTTTGGTTAGCTGGCCACACACAAGGCATGGCTTAGGGAACCTCAATCCTTACCCCAGCCTTTGCCCTTGAATGTAATTGCTGGTGCTGTTTCGTAGCTCCTAGCCATCTCCCTGGCACAGTGGGCACAGATGGGTGTCTGCTCATCATCAGAGATAGACCTAATGATTGTTATTGTGCTTTGGCAGTCTTGGCACTTATAGTCATAGGCTGGCATTTTTATCTTTCCTCTGGCAACTTAGAGTTTGTAAACAGTTCCCTGGAAGTGCGTGTCACGCTCTAGCTCAAAGCAGACAATGCCTGTGTTGCTGTCGGTGCCTGACTGTAATCTAAACCAGTCTGAACCATTGTCGCTTGTGCTTGCCTGAACCCAGTAGCGTGAGCCGCCGTTATGCCCTTGGCCCAGTTCCTCGACCCTCAGGTGATGGAAGTGTCCGGATACAAAGGTAGTAAACGCTGAGGTTGGACCCTGCCCAAAGGTTTGCTTTTGTAGCCATTGTTCCATGCCGTTAGGTCGCTTAGCTTGGTGTCCATGAGCTAAGGCAAGTATGTGGAAGCTGTCGCCAAACACATCGTAAGCAAGTGATTCATCATGTGGGTCAGGGACTAGGTAGCTTACATCCATGCCCAGCTCTGTGCTTAGCCTGCGTAGCTGTTGCAGTATGACAATGCCCCAGTCGTCTTGCCCCGGCTTGCCAACTGTCTGGCCGTTGAATCGCCACTGGCAATGGTTGGAAGCAACAGAGGCATAGGTGACTGGTGCATACTTGTGTGCCAGCTTTATAAGGTCCCAAAGCAACGCTGCTGCCATGTCAACCTGTTGCATCGGGCTTAGGTCGTTTGACTCTAGCTGTGCAAACTGTGCTGAGTTAGATACTGACTCAATAACATCGCCAGCGTCAAGTATCACAATCTTTTCGTACTTGCCCTGCTTTAGCTTTCGCTCAATGCGTTGGTAGCTCTCAAACACCCTGGCAATTAGGTCTTGGGTGTTGCCCCTACTACCTGTCTTGCCGACTTGGAAGTCTGCTGGCACAATAACAAATGCTTTGCCTTCTTTTGTATCCCTGGCAACTTTGCCTGCTGACTTTTTGGCTTGGGCATAAAGTGTTGGCAGGTCTAGGTCAAGCTCTGCCTTAGTGCGAAAGTTAAA